ATTACGCATACGGTCAACAAACTTAGCAAACTTTAATTCGTCACGGGTAATTTCATTAGTACGACCTAATGAGAAACCAGAAGATTCTGGATTTAAACGTGAAATTGGAACACATAAAGCTTTATAGAGTTTCTTCTCAAAGTATTTGACATCTTCTAACTCACCTAAGTTTTGACCACCAGGTAATGTAGTAATCTCTGTACCTTTACCACCTTCTCTACGTGGCAACCAAAAATCTTCCATCATTGACATAAATTTACGGTCATCACGAACTTCACCTGTGTTGGCATCATATACAAGTTTGTTCTTGTATTTAACCATGATGTCACGGAGGTATTGTTCGGCCTTTAATTTGGGTAAATTGCCAACATCAATATAAAAAATACGGCGCTCAGGAGCCCTAGATATACGATAAATAACTGTCGCATCTTCAATCATCCTCAATTGGTTAAGTGGTTTAATAGCTTTATGAAGATACGAGAGAACCACAGCACGGCGGGAATCCATAAGACCACTAACAACAGAAATAATGGAGTCGGTAGTGATACGAACTCCAACGGGACCAAAGTTGCTAGAAGAACCAGACACAACCTTGTCATTGAAAATGTAGTATTCATTGATAACATTCATAACCTCCACGCCAGTACGTTCATCTTTTTTCTTTTTAACCTCACGAACTTTTCTAAGTTTACGTGGATCCACATAACGCATTTCACGAATACCTTCTACCGGATTTTCACGGTCGATAATCATGTGATAGTATAATCTTCCGTCAACATAATATCTACGGAAAATATCTTGTGCCATATTGTTATAATTTAATAAACGCAATATGGTATTAAATTCTGTTTGTAATGATTTTTTAATTTTTTCTGAAACTTTAAGGTCGTCTAATACCATTTTGATATTACGACCATCGTCATCTTGACAAATAGCTTCATTGATAATGTCATCAATGGCTGACTCAATTTCTGGCTGCATTGCCATTTCACGGTAACGACCAATTAATTCTATTTCATTTTTAGCGGTGCCGTCTAGGTCAACGTAAGTACCATAATAAGCGGCAGAGGTAATCGTAAGTGCGCCATCATCATTAACTGGTGGCGTAAAAGATTGTTGTACAGCTTGGTCGTCATTTTGTTGTTGACGAGCAATTGTAAAACCAAAGAGTGAAAATTTATTAGCGGCCATTTTGTCCTATATCAATTCAAAAAAACATAATGAAAGAGGCCGAAGCCTCTTTCGTAAAATAAAACATATTAAGTTGTAGATCCTGTTGTACCACCGACTGGAACGGCTTCCCACCATTGATAGTCAAATGTTACACTATATTCTTCGATAGAATCATTTTGGTCCCAACCCAAATCAATTGCACCAATATCGATTGGAAATAATCCAACAAATTTGTATTGTTTTAATACAGTATTGGTTTTGCTATATTGTGTTACAAGTGCATCAGCAGTATAATTACTAGGATTAACAGCACCACTATTTCTTAAATTGCCTGCGTGACTGTTAATTGCGTTCATCCATGACTCTAATGAATTACGAATAATAAAATTCTCATCATTAAGAATCTGTAAAGACCATTGTGCAAAAGTTCTATTACCAGCAAACTTTAACTCACGACCAAAATAGTATTGTGTTACTGTACCAATTGATGAACCTGGTAATTGTGCTGACTTAGCCATAAAAACCGATTGTTGACCAGCTGCTGTACCGTTTGTGGCAATAGTTGGAAATGTTAAATTAACCTGGAATAGATTAGGACGGGCGCCGTCACCAATCATATTCGCTCTAAATTCTGCTACGTTGAATGCCATTCTTTTCTCCTATATCGTTGAATTATTTATTAGAATTGACCAACGACTTCAGTAAAACTTACGCCAGTTCTTACTGCCACAAAATTCAACTGAATGAAATTAATAGCACGAGCAGGTTTAATATAAATGTCACCAACAAACTGGTTAGAATCAATAACTTGTGGTGTATTATTTGTAGTATCACAAACAACACGGAAGTCAGTAATACCACGGCGACCTTGTATATCACGTAAATATGGCGTTACCAAAGCAACAAACTGATTACGAGTAAAGTCATCATTAAATTCAAATAATGAGAATTGTGATGCTCTTGCAATTGCCTTTTCTAACACAATAAACAATCTTCTTACGTTAATACGGTCAAAAGCTGAAGGTTGAATTGTAAATGTTTTATCTCCAAACAATACAGTACCTTGACCAGGGAATGTGGAAACAGGATTAACACCTAAAGAATATAAAGAATCTCTTTGTGTTTTATTTGGATTCCATGACAACTTAACAACGTTCTTTAAATTACCACGATTAAAACCAGCAGGAGAGAACCATGGGTCACGGACGCTATCTGTATTTACACATAAACCAGCAATATCACCGTTTAGTGGAACCCAACGATATGTGTTATTATATTTGTCAAACATATATTTCCAACCAGAATCAGCAACAGCATATGTTGTTGAATCATTTACAGCAGAAACCCAAGAAGTAATATTAGTAACTTCATTATTTTGTTGATTGACAACATCAGCATATCTAGGTGAAATGAAAGCTAAACAATCTTTACGAGATTTAGCAATATCAATAACGTATTGTTGAACAGTTGTTGATGCGTTACCAGTTAATAGTAATGAAACATCAACCTCATCAGCGTTAGCAAAATAGTCATAACCTCTTTGTATCATAGCATCTGAAGGTTGGTCATCGACACCACCAGTTAGTGGTAATGTTTGTGCTGTGCTTAATGTGGCATATGAAGAACCAGCTAAAGCAGAAAATGGTTGACCCCATGTAGAATTGGTTGAAACATAACTTGGTGGGTCAATTGCGTAAACATATTTTGAATTATTAAAAATATAATTTTTATAATAATTTGAATTGCCTAATGAATCTTTAGCATCAGAAGCTTTAGATAAGAAAGAAAAAGTTTCTAATACTGTATTGTTTGCACCTGTAAATGCACCACCTGTATCAATCACAATAACGTGTAATTGGTCATTTGTGGCATTTACGGCAGTACCAGCATCTGATGTACCTGGTGCAGATGGAAAATATGACTTGTATGCCCAATTAGAAAATGTTGCAGAGTCAGCAACAGAAACAGTTAATGAATTACCTAAAGTACCAGGGTAACGAGCCATAAAAGCACCATAAAGGTTGCTATTACTGTTATTTAAATTATTATATTGGAAAATACTTTCGTTAGGAACAGAAATATTTTGACCAGAAGGATTTGCATCAGCATTTCTAGCATTTACACCGACTGCACGAACAACTCTTAAATTATTACCATATGCTAAGAATGAAGCAGCAGTAAAAAAAGAAATGTTTGTATTGCTATCTGGATTTGCAAAAACAGTATTTAATTGTTTTTCGCTAGATACCTGAATTCTTGTATTCGCTGGACCCCATTGGAATGCTCCAGCAAAAGCACCGGCCGTAGTTAGTACTGAAGGAACGACTGTTGTTAAGTCAACTTCAGATACGGTTACGCCTGGAGAGATTGAAAACGCCATTTGTTATCTCCTTGAATTATTATGTTATTGGCTGTTTAATACCATTACAATATTTATGTAACGCCATATTTAGAGATTTTTCATCAAATCTCTAATAAAACCTGAATAAGTTTCACTTGAGTCTGCTTTTTCCCATAAATCACCATCTAAAACTTCAAATTTATGTTCTAAACCATTTTCAATAATAGGTGCAGGTAAAACTTCCTCATCTAATTGATTCAAATTTTCCAATTGAATCTGTTTTCTTACATCATGATTTACGATTTCTCTAAAGTATTTTTGTGTGGTTGCCCAACCAAACATCACTAAACCCATTACCATATCATCATTTGCATCTGCTTCAGCAGCAAAAGATGTTTTACTTGCCACAAAAGTAGTTAATTCTGATATGGTATCAAAATCGTTAATCACCAATTTATTTGTTTCAAGTAAAGTTTTTAGGTTAGAACAACCAATTCTTTTAACTTGAGGTGACATTTTAAGGCCTAACTGAATACCTCTGGCAAATCCAGCCGATAATTGTTGAGGCTTTTTATTACCTGTAAATACTTTCCATACATTTTCATACTCAAGGTCGTGGTGTAAAATATCAGCAACCTGTGGAGTATTATTAATCTCAACCAATATGTAGGCATCATTATACATGCGAGCTACATTGTGTATAACTGTTGGTAATAATATAGGAGATATAGAAGAACTCTTATAGGTTGCTACCTGTTCATACGGCATTGTGGAAATATCAATGACTGAGAAGGCTGAACAGTCCATATTTTTGCCTTCTGAAACGTCTACCCAAATACCATACAGGTGGTCTTTGGTTGTTTCACCATCTCCTTTGACAGGATTTTTATATATTTTCACCTTGTCATGTTCAGCAATTGGTTCTTTATAAGTTAACTGTTGTAACTTCTGTGAAGATACCAAAGTATTGGAAGAACCTAAAAATTCTGTTTCAAACTCTTGTCTAAACTGGTGTTCAGATGTATTTCGTATCGTTTCTTCTTTCCATTCTTCATCACGACCTGGTACCTGTGACCAATGAATTTCAAATGGAACATAATTGTTTCTTTTTTGTACCGCATCATTCCATATCTTATAAAACAAATTCATGCCGTTTGGTGTAGATACAATCAGAATCTTTGTTTTAGTACCAGCAGTAATCACAGGATAAACTGAGGTAAAGAAGTCATAGGCAATATTGGATGGTACGAAAGCAAACTCATCTAAGAACACAATGTTAAACGAACCAGAACGAGCCGCTGAAGATGATGTTGAGTCAGCAATAATAACCGATTTATTCTCTAATTCAATACGACCTTTGTTCCATTCAACAACACCTTGTTGCATCCACATAGGTAGATTCTCATACGCCAATTGAAGTTTTTGTAAAATTTTACGAGCAGTATCACCACGGTTAGCAAGAACGGCAATCGTTTGAGCATCTTGAAAAAGAATTGTCCAAAGCAAATAAGCAATGGCAGTAGTCGTTTTACCAACCTGACGAGGACATTTAGTGATGACAAAACGATTCTCATGAAATGTTCGTATCATATCTTTCTGAAAATCGTACATATCAAAAGGTACAACACCTTCATCTAGTGTAATAATTTTGATGTGTTTAGCAAAATAGATAGGGTCACGGGAACATTTAATATATTCTTCCGCTTGCTCTTGAGTCCAGTTGATTGTGACACCGACCTTTTTTAATAGGGGGTTGTCACGGTAACTTTCTTTATTTTTTGTTGCCATCTTTTAGTAGTTTTGCCAATTCAGCGGTTGTACCAACGAATATTGCTTTGTCAATATTGGTATTATTGACTTCTTTCTTATTATCCATATCACGCATTTCTTTTTGGATTTTAAGAAGTCTATCATTGGCTTCAGTCATATTTTTTAATAATGTAGCGTATACTTCAAAGGCTCTTGGGTGTTGTCCAGCTTTAGCAATCTCCAATATTTCATGCATTGCTTCGTGGCCTTGGTCGAGTATGGCTTGAAGATTTTCTTTTGATTGCTGGTAAGCATCAGTTAAATCTTCTTCAATATCTGGTTTTTTATAGTGAGTTGGTAAGACCTGTTTCTTTGGCTCTGGTTCACCAATTGGATTTACATCAAAAACTTCACTCAAATTTTTATCAAGATTATTCATATTATTAATTTATTAAGAAGCGGCACCTTTAATGACAACATATTGTAATACTGGAGCTTCGGCCGTAACTGTATTTATTGCTTTTATAGTAACGTTAGCCTGACCAGCGGAAGTATTGGAAGCAAAAGTATAATTACCTAAAGTACCACCAGACCAATGATTGATTAATAGAAAATCATTTGCCGCTATTGTTGAATTTGTAAAAATGAAAGTGTTAGAGGTGGTATTTGCCATTGCTTGTGAGAACAATGTAATTTGACCTGTTGGTTTATTTAAAGTTACTCCGGTTGTTCTATTTGTTGATTGAGTTATTACACCACCAGAACCAGTAGCATAACCTACACCATTACCTGTTGTTGTAATTAATCCAGAAGAAATTACGTTTGTTGTTGAGAATGTAGCATTACTGTATAAATTTGCAACTGGAGTTGTTGCTGGACCACCTGTATAGAATGTAATGTTGTCACCAGGACCAACAGAAATTCTTCCGTTGCCTGTTACATAATCAACAATAATACCATCAGAATAAGAACCTGTATAGTTATTGGATGAATACAATCCATTGTTAGCAGAAAGATAACCTTTAATTGATGTATTACCACCAATAGTACCACCGGTATTTGCTAAAGTATTTGCCACATTGGCTTGAGTGAAAGCACTTTGAATGGTTACATTAATTGAGTTGGCATAAGCATAAGCTGAATAAGTGTAGGTATTAACCGTATTAGCATAAGCATAAGCTGAATATGTCAATACATTTACTGCGTTGGCTTGTGTGAAAGCACCTATAGCAATATTAACAGTAGTGTTTCCTGTTGTAGTATTGGCAAGAATAAAAGCAGATTGTGCTAGAGTGTATGCTGCATTAGCTTGATTGTATGCAGATTGAGTTAATACTAAATCTGAGTTAGCTAATATTGCAACTGCATTGATAGTATTAGCTACATATGTTTCTGTTGCTAAACGAGTACCACCTACTTTTGTTCCATTGTGTACAGTAATTGTTTGATTGGTTAAATCAATAATTAATTCACCATTAGCACCTGTGGTAGTTGCAACTATTGTATTGGCATATCGTTTAAATTGTAGTGTTCTGGACATTTTAGTTTCCTGATAAATCGATTGGATTTTCTAGTTCTGTTGACAAATCATCTTTACCTAATACAATAGATAAATCACCTGAGAAATTATTGGTGTTAATTATAGTATTACTTGTATTTGGTATTTCATTAATTATACTAGTATATGAATATAATGTATTTGCGTTTGCATCTGTTGGTGTAGTAACATTAATAATTTGTGCTAAATCAATTGGTAATACATTATATGAATTAAATGTATAATTGGCTTTTGTTTTGGCACCAACAATTGGTTGTGAAGAAATAAAATTTCCACTAACGTTTTTTATAATTAATTGATTATTTATAGGTACCCATTTGACTACTGTTCCTGTAGCGGTAGCCATACTGAGTGATACACCTTGATATACATTCTCACCTTCCAAATATGTTCCAAGACCAGAAGAATTCATATTTAATAAAACATTGTCTACCGCTGTAGTATCATTAAATATATTAGTAATAGAAGTACCAATAAGTTTTGGTGTGGTTGTTTGACCAAAGATGAAACCTTTGACCGTAAAATCTAAAGTCCAAACAATTGTTCTTGTATCAGAATCTCTTAAACCCTCATATGTAATATCAAAATTAGTTGTATTTAAAATAATTGGTATTTCTTTAATTATTCCTAATTCAGGTATTAAATTTAATTTGATAGTATAATCAGGAGTAAAATATGGTAATATATGTTCAACGATTTGATGCGCATCTTCAATGTTTCTGGTATACAAGTATAAAGAATAATCAAAATTATATGGTACAGGATTGTATTGGGATATTACACCTGCACCTGTATTTGTAAAAGATTTAATGTTTGTATTTTGTTTTCTTGTAGCATCATAACTCATACCAGTCAATTCAAACGACATTCTAGGTAAAGTCATTTGAACTTTTTTATCTAAATTATAATCACTTTGTAACCTTTGAACATATAATTCTTTGGCTGCATAAGCAATAGGTACGATAATTCTTTCTGATTCTGTACCATCACCATTGTAACGAACCATGGTAATATTATCAAATAAATTACCAAAGCCTAAAGTAATTTTACGAATGATGTGGTTGTAATTGACGTTAGCCATTAAATGGATCCAAATGAATTAGATTCTGAATTAACAATTATATTATTTGCTAAACCTGCAATATAAGAATTGTCGAAGTTTTCGTTTGCTGGTGCAGTTGCTAATGGATCAAAAGTTGCCAAATAATATTGAGCATTACTTGAAGCACCAATAATTAATTGACCATCAATAAATTCACCAGCAATATTCGTAATAGTTAATGCATTGCTTCCTGGCAACCAAGATTGAACATACGCTTGTGCTGTTGAATCTGATATTTTACCATCGGGTGCTTGATACACAACTTCATTGGTTTGGAATACTCCTGTACCAGAACCAGTATTTAAAGTAATTGTGTATGCAGATTGTTGGGAAACAATATCAATATCTGGAACACCAGTTTTGATAATCTCTTGTGAGTATTTGAATTTCTCCAATTCTAATTCATAAAAATATGGTACTTTTCTTCCTAACATAAAGAAATCTTTAGTTTGGTCTGTAAATTTAATTTCAAACAATTCACCAGTACCATTTAAGAAAGGTACATAAATCAAATCACCTTCACGTGGTCTGGTAAAATTAGCTTGTGAAACACGTTGAGAAAAAGAACGCTTTGATAAAATTACTTTAACGGTATTTTTAATTTCTAAACCAAACTTGGAAAAGAATTCTCTTTCACCACCATATTCTAAACTGCTAGAAAGATACATCTCTAATGAAAATGCTGAAGAAAAATACTTAACTGGATCTTCACCAAAAAGTAAATCACGAGCCGCATCGTTTTCATTAGGAAGATAATACGCATCGAAACCCATAATTTTAATGGATTCTACAATGATATCCTCAATGAGCCTTTGTTCTGAAACTGAACCGTAATTATTAAAGTATTGGGAGATTGGCATATTAGTTCATGAAAAATTCTAACGGCGCACCGTAATTCATTTCCATTTCTTTCTCTAAACGTTCAATTTCTTCGGCTGCTTCTTGATAGATTTGTTTACCATCTAATGTAACGCCACCTGGTAATTGTAAGCCGGCAAATTTAGAAAGATTATTACCCCAAGTTCTTTTGATAAGTTGTGTGGCATATTCTTTTAACCAACGGTCATTCCATACCAAATTGTAAACATCTGGATTAATGGCTGCATATGCTTCGGCAATCACAACAGTACCAACTGGTGCTTCAGAAGCGCCCCATGCCCAATCAATATAAAGCCTTTGCATATGTCGTTGGAATCGAATAGGAACTTCTCCAGTGAACATAATTTCTAGAGAACGTAAGTGTTGCTGTGTTAACGTATAGTTGATGTACGATGCGGAGGTGAAATCATATAACTCATTTAAACGTAATTGATATCTAAGGTCAAACATATTGACGGAAGATTGTGAATCGGATACCGGAAATATACGAGTAACACCAACAATTTCCATTGGATTACCTTGAGCATCGGTAGAATCACTTAAATCTAAGTATCTTTGGTCAATATCTGATTGTTGTAATCCTTTGATATAATAAACTTTTTGTAAACCATCAAAGTGATAATCTTGCCAGTATTGAAGTGCGTCATCAATACGGTCTGCCACTTGGTCATCATCCACGTTAATTTGAATAACTGGAAAGCCTAATCTTCTAAGGCAATAATTTGTGAAATCGGTTCGGTTAGTGATTGTTGCCATCAATTTCTCCTCTTATAAGTCTATTTATCTATTTCCAGGTACTATATAAATAACCATATTAAGTTACTAGTGAGTTTATTATGAAGCAACCGTATAAAGTTGTCCGTGAAGTTGTTAGTCCGGATACATTAGATTTATTAAAAAATACCATATTATTGACCAAACAGGTCAAGTATTACCAAGAAAACAAATCAACCGATGATTTGACTGTTTTTGGTGATGAACAAAGCCCCATCAGTTTTGCTTTCTATAGTGAAGTCATTTGTGATTCTTTAGCAGTCACTTTACTTCCACTTATAGAAGAACAAACAGGACTTCAATTATTTCCCACATATACTTATGGTAGAATCTATTGGAAAGGTTCTACATTAGAAAAGCATACTGATAGACCTAGTTGCCAATATAGTGTTACATTGTGTATTGATATGGATTCAAAACCATGGCCTATCTTTATGAATGGTAAAAAGATTCTATTAAACGCCGGAGATATAGCCATATATAAAGGTTGTGAAGTAGAACATTGGCGTGAACCTTATACCGGCAATCAACAGATTCAATTATTTTTACATTATGTTGACGCCAATGGTATTTACAAAGACTTTAAATTTGATAAAAGAAAATTATTAGGAATTAGAGAATGACAACATCATCAACTAAAAAACCAGTAACAAAAAAAACTCCAGCGACCAAAGCAAGAGAAAAGAAACCAGTAGACAAATCTATTATCGAAGCACCAGTAATTGTTGAAGCTGCTGAAGATTTTACACCAAATAAAAAGTATATAAAACCTACAATAAGTGAAGTTGGTGCTTCCAATTGGTGGTTAGATAATACGATTAATGAGAATT